AACATTAAGGAAATACAATGAGTGAAGAAACCATGACACCAGAGACTGGTAGTGGAGAACTAACTGTGAGAGATGCTGCTACACAATTTGAAGGCTTCTTATCAGCAGGTGAGGAATCCAACGATCAACCAGAAACTGTTGAAGCAGAGGCAAGTGAAGAAAGTGTAGAAGAAGAAGTAGTAGAAGAATCTACAGATGATGTAGAAGAAGATACTATAGAAGCTCAAGATGAAGGTGATGAAGAAGTCGAGTATGAAGAAGAGGAACTTGAAACTCCAACCTATACTGTAAAAGCAGCAGGTGAAGAGAAACAAGTAACCCTTGATGAATTAATGCAAGGCTATCAGCTTGGTGCAGATTACACGAAAAAGACTCAAGAAGTTGCTGAACAACGCAAAGCTGTTGAAGCTGAAGCTAGAGCAATTCAAGAGGCTAAACAAGTTAGGGATACATATGCTCAACGGCTACAGGCTATTGAACAGTTTTTGACTGGTAATCAAGATAGTCCAGAAGATTTAGCCGCAATGAAGGAAAACGACCCAATAGGATACGCAGTAAAAGTTGCAGAACTGACTGAAAAGAAAGAACAGTTAGCACAAGTACGAGCTGAACAGGAACGCCTTGCACAACAGCAACAAGCGGAACAGCAGCAGGAAATGGCTAAATTTGTTCAACAGGAAGCAACAAAACTTTCACAAGTCCTACCAGAGTTTTCAGACCCAACCAAAGGCGAACAAATCAGAAATGAAATTCGCAATTATGGTAAGAGTGTAGGTTTTAGTGACCAAGAGTTAGCAAATGTATACGACTCTCGTCATGTATTAATGCTACACAAAGCGATGATGTACGACAAACTTCAGAAATCTAAACCAGCCGTTACTAAAAAGGTGTCTCAAGCACCCAAGATGGTAAAGTCTGGCACAAAGGTCAAAGAAGGAAATCGTGATCTTCGCAAAAAACAAATGCAAAAGCTAAAGCAGACTGGTAAAGCCAGAGATGCTGCGGCTCTTTTTGAAAACTTTATTTAACAAGGAAGTGAATAATTATGGCAACATATCAAACCCATCAGGCAGTAGGTGAAAGAGAAGACCTAACTGATGTAATTTATAACATCTCTCCAACAGACACACCATTTATGTCATCTGTTGGTAAAACAAAAGCAACTGGTGTTTATCACGAGTGGCAAACAGACTCATTAGCTGCAGCAAACATTGACAACGCAGCAGTTGAGGGTGCAGATGCTTCTGATGCAACACTATCTCCAACAACTCGTGTTGGTAACTACACACAGATTTCACAAAAAACCATCAAAGTCGCTGGCACATTAGAGTCAGTTGATAAAGCTGGTCGTAAATCTGAAAAAGCATATCAGTTAAGCAAGGCTTCTGCTGAACTTAAACGAGATATGGAAAAAATCTTGTTATCAAACAAAGCTGCTGGTGCAGGTTCATCATCTACAGCAAGAACTTTAGGTGGTTTACAAGCATGGTTAGAAACTAACGCATCTTTAGGTGCAACTGGCGTTGCTGGTGCTGACGGTTCTACACAGCGTGTTTCTGGAACAGACAGAACATTTACAGAAGATATTTTAAAAGCTAATGTTAAAGCTGTATATGAACAAGGTGGCGATCCATCAGTTCTTATGGTAACTCCATCAGCTAAACAAACAGTATCAAGTTTTGCTGGTATTGCTGAACAGCGTTATCAAGCTCCATCAAACAAACCAACAACTATCGTTGGTGCTGCTGATGTTTACTTATCAGACTTTGGCACATTATCTGTTGTTCCTAACAGATTTATGACTGCTGATATTTCTGGTAATGTAGGCACAGGTGGTGCTGGTCAAGACGATGGTGAAGTTGCATTTGTTTTAGACCCAGAGTATGCCTCTATTGCTTACTTACGCCCATTCGCTACAAACGAATTAGCTAAAGTTGGCGATGCAGAAAAAACACAGCTTTTAGTTGAATACACACTAGAAGTTAAAAACGAAGCTGCACACGGCATTATTGCTGATATTGCAGAGTAATATGGATAACTCCCCTCTTCGGAGGGGATTACCCTTTTAGGATTGTTATGGCAAAGCTAATACAAAAAGACGAAGTAAGAACACAAACAGCACACGATTCAGACAATGGTGAAATCGTTATCGCTACTACACAAGATGTAACAGACATCGTAGAACAAAACAAAAAAGAATACAACGCAAGAAATGGTCGTTGGGGTGATGATATCTTTGACAATAAGATTGCATCCATTCCATTGACAGTAATAGACGATTTAAACAAAGCAGGGATCATGCGTGGATTTGCAGTATTAGACCAAAAGAAATTTAGAGCATGGTTAAACAACCCAGACAACAGATTCTTTAGAACACGACAAGGCAGAGTATAATGGCATTTACTAGCTATTCAACATTAAAGACAAAGATAGGTGAGTATCTAGCTCGAACAGATTTAGATTCACAAATACCTGACTTTATTCGTCTTGCAGAAGAAAGATTACGCAGAGATTTACGCATTAGACAAATGCTAAAAGTAGCAACTGCTAATACAGTGGCTGATGATGCTACAGTATCGCTACCATCTGATTTTCTTGCAATGAAAGATTTGCATATAGATGCCACCCCAGTTCGTGTATTACAATTTCAAAATACATCTAACTTCTTTAGAAATGCCAGAGTAACAGATAAAGGTGTTCCTACCATGTATACATTGTTAGGTAGTGAATTTCAATTTGCACCTAAACCTGACAAAGCATATACATTAAGAATGGTGTATTACCATAAACCAGACTTTTTATCTGATAGTAACGCATCTAACTTATTTTTAGCTAACTGCCCAGATTTACTTTTATATGGTGCATTAGCAGAAGCAGAACCTTATCTTATGAACGATGAACGAATACAAACTTGGGCATCTTTATATGATCGAGGTCTAGCATCATTAAGAGCAAGTGATGATGATAGTGAATATCCATCTTCTCCAATGTCTATAACAATTTCAACGAGGTAAATTAAAATGGCAGAATTTAGTAATTATTTAGAAAACGCATTTATTAATGCAGCTTTAAGAGCAACAAACTTTACTGCACCTTCAACAGTGTATGTATCATTATATACAAGTAATCCAAATGACGATGATTCAGGCACAGAAGTATCAGGTGGTTCATATGCAAGAACAGCAGTAACTTTTGATGCACCAAGTAATGGCGTAACACAAAATAGTGCTGATGTTACCTTTCCTACGGCAACTGGATCATGGGGAACAGTGACTCATGTGGCTATACATGATGCTTTAACAAGTGGTAACTTATTATTCCACACACCATTAGACACATCTAAAACTATTGACTCTGGTGATATATTTAAAATCACAGCAGGCAACTTAACAGTTACATTAGCTTAAGGATAAACAATGGCACTTATCGTAAAAGATAGAGTCCAAGAAACTACAACTACAACTGGCACAGGCACAGTAACACTTGCAGGTGCAGTTACAGGTTTCCAAAGTTTTTCAGTAATAGGTGATGGTAATACAACTTACTATGCTATTACATCAGGAAATGATTGGGAAGTAGGTCTAGGAACTTATACAGCATCAGGCACGACTTTATCTCGTGACACTATATTAGAATCATCTAATGCTGGTAGTGCTATTACATTATCAGGCACAAGTAATGTATTTGTTACATATCCTGCTGAAAAATCTGTTGTTAAAGATTCAGTAGATTCTGCATCTGCAAAACAGTTTGAAGCAACAAATGGTATATTTGTAAATAATGCAACTATTTCTAGCGATTATACATTTCCAACAGGGTATAATGGCATGAGTGTAGGAACAATTACAGTAGATAGTGGTGTAACAGTAACAGTTCCAAGTGGACAAAATTGGGTGATTTTATGAGTTCTATTATTAATGCAGATACTACAGATGGTGTAAAGATAACATCTGATACCAGTGGTGAGTTAAAAATACAATCAGCAGGAACAGATATTGCAACAATTAATTCTAATGGAATTACTTTATCATCAGGCAACTTAAATGTTAGTAGTGGTCAACAATACTCACCAACACTAACCTTAACAGATGGTGCAACGATTGATTGGAATACAAACAGTGGTCAAGTGGCTACAGTTACATTAGGCGGTAATAGAACATTTAATGCACCTACTAATTTAGTGAATGGTGGATTTTACGCATTAGAAATTGTGCAAGATGGCACAGGATCAAGAACTGCAACATGGAATAGTGTATTTAAATTTACAGGAGCAACAGCACCTACATTAACCACAACAGCTAGTGCTAAAGATTATTTAGTATTTAGAAGTGATGGCACAAACTTGTATGAACAAGGTCGTAGTTTGGGAGTTGGCTAATGTTTGTTCTAGGTTCAAATGCTGCTTCTACTGCACAATACAATATTGAGCAAAGTTTAAGATTTAGATATGACACAAATGCTAACTTTGATGGTATTAAGTGCTACACAAACAATGGAAGAACAACAGGAACAATATCTTTCTGGGCAAAACTTTCTGATGCTCGTCATGACAACTATCATTACATTTTTGATCAAGGCGGTGATGCTAGTAATAGAATAACGTTGCTTACAAGAAGGTATGATGATGCAGACGCATATAGATTACATTTTTTATTAACTGTAAGCGGAACTAATTATCAATTAATGACAACTAGGGTGTTTCGTGACCCAACTGCTTGGTATCATATTGTTGCAGTATTAGATACAACTAATGCTACTGCGGCAGATAGAATGAGGTTGTATATTAATGGTGAAAGAGAAACTGATTTTGTAACAAACACAGTTTCATCAATACCTCAAAACCAAGTTACACGATTTAATAGTAATTGGGATAGAACAGTAGGCACTTATAGTTATGGGTCTAGTATATATACTATGGAAGGGTATATTGCTGACTTTAAAATTGTTGACAATCAAGCATTAACAGCAGATGATTTTGGCGAATATGATGAAACCTATAATACATGGAGACCAAAAGAATACACAGGTTCTTATGGATTAAATGGTGTTCATTTAGACTTTGCTGATAATTCAGGATTAGGTGTAACACAAATAGGTAAGAACAAAGCTGAATACACTATGTTATCTGCCAGCACAGATGGGACTAACGGATATTATAGATATAGCCAATTATCAGGTGTATCAGATGGTTCTCAAGGCACAATATCAATGTGGGTTAAGTTTGATAATGCTAGTCCAAGTTCTAACAGTGGTAATTCTTGGGATTTAATATGGGGCTCAAGAGATAACTCTGTTGGTGATACTGTAGCTATTTACAGATACACTTCTGGTGCTATTAGTGTTAGGTTATATGATGGTAGTTTTAGTAATATCTTGTTTAGTAATTCTACTAGCACATTAACATCAACAACTGATTGGTATCACATTTACGCAACTTGGGATACAGTCAACGAATATTTCCATGTTTATATTAATGGTGTTGAAGAAACAATGTCTTCATACACTTTTAACAATAATAATAATGTTAATTATACTGTCCCATATGCTGGGTTTGGTGGTGACTTGTATTCACCTTATCAGCCAAATACACCTGCTGATTGGGGTCAAATATATATTAACTATTCAGAATATTTAGACCCAGCAACTTATTTAAATAAGTTTATATCAGGTGGTAAACCTGTTGGTCTTGGTGGTGATGGTTCTTTACCTAGCGGCAATTCACCAACTGTATATTTAAATGGTGCAGGTGGCACAACAAAAACAACTAATGTTGGAACTGGTGGTAATTTTACTCAATCAGGAACTGTTGCAAATGGTTCAAGTTTAGCAGGTGAAGGATATAGTGAATATGACTTTACACCTAGTGGCATTTCTTTAACATCAGGTTACACTTATGACTGGATGAAAGATGTGCCTTTACCTGTTGATGAAGATACAGGTAATTTTTTTACTATGCACCCATTATGGAAGTCTAGCAATTCAACAACTTCTTATGGTAATTTAAGAGCACAATCTACTGGTGGAGTTAATCATACTCAATTAGCAAGTCATACTTGGCAAAGTGGTAAATGGTATATTGAAATATATGTCGTGAATGGCTCTGATTCAGATGTGATTGGTATACATCGTTATATTGATTTCACAGGAACATATACAGATAGTTATAGAGTAGATACCAAAAGTGCTTATGGTGCAGGATTATACAGAAATGGTGAAGTATTGACTACATCAGGTTCAACTGCCTGCACTACATCATTTACCACTGGTGATACCATCATGATGGCTGTTGATATAGATAATGATAAAGTATGGTGGGGTGTAAACGGCACTTGGGGTAATTTAGGTGGTGCAGGTGTAGGTGACCCAGCTAATGGCACTAACCCACACTTTACTAATGTTGTATCTGAATACGATGGTAATATGCTTGCATTATCTGATGGCTCGTCAGGCAGTAATTATGATTTGGCTATAAATTTTGGACAACAGCCATATACTTATACACCACCATCAGGATTTAAAAAATGTAACTCATATAACAATAATGGTTATAGAGGAGATATAGAAATCGCATCAGGTAAAGATACTTGCGATATTAAAACTTGGACAGGTAACGGAACAAGTCAAGATATTACAGGATTAAAATTTCAACCTGATTTAGTTATAATTAAAAACTTATCTACTGCAAGATACTGGCGAGTTCAAGATTCAGTGCGTGGTGCAACTGGCACAGATACTATGTTATACACAAATAATGCTAGTAATGCGGCTAATTATAGTAATGCAATCACTTCGTTTAACAGCGATGGTGTTTCATTAGGAACTGATGTTGGTGTTAATGAAAGTGGCAAAAACTTTGTAGGATATTTTTGGAAAGCAGGTGAAGGCACAACATCATCTAATACAGAAGGCTCAATTACATCTACAGTAAGTTCGGCTTCAGAAGTAACAGGCATGAGTATTGCAAAATACACAGGTAATGGCACAGCAGGTGCAACGATTGGACATGGCTTAAATTCAACATTTTCATATTCACCTTTGTATATGGTGAAAAATTTAAGCACCAGTCAAAATTGGGCATTAGCACATAGAGTTGCCAATGTAACACGATATACTCCTATGCCATTAGGTGCTAGAACAACAGATTCTACAGTATGGAATGACACATTAATGAACGCAACTGTAGCAACAGTTGGAACAAGTGCATTAACAAACACAAGTGGTGATGATTATATTTTATATTCTTTCTCATTTGATGCTGGCAAAATATATTATTATCGTGGTTCAGGAACAGATAATGGACAAACATTTATTCCATTAAACTTTAAACCATCAATGATATGGATTAAACCTAGAGACAATACTACTCAATGGTATGTATGGGATAATGCTCAAAATACCCATAACCCTAGAAACACATTTCATTATTTAGATTTAACAAATACACCGAACACAAGCGGAGCAGATATAGATTTTCTATCTAATGGTGTAACTATTAGAAACACAGCAACAGATTTAAATGGAAGTAGCACAATTTATGTATTTGTTGCTTTTAGAGATACTCACGAAAAATACTCATTAGCAGGATAAAACATGGCATACAAATTAAACGGCAAAGTAATTAATGGTTCATTTACTCACAATGGCAACCAATATCCTAGCAACTGGTTAGCATTGTCAACACAGGCAGAAAAAGATGCTATCGGTATTACATGGGAAAATGAATTAGATAAGGAAGATGATTTCTATTACCATAATGGTGATATAAATACACCTAAAGCATTAGATGATGTAAATGCAACAGATGAAGATGGTAATCAATTATATGAACCTGATGGCACAACACCAGTCATTAATAAAGGTTTAAAAACATTATGCGAAGAATCCATTAAGAAAACATCACATACTTTACTATCTAAAACAGATTGGTATGTTACTCGCAAGTATGAACAAAATGTTGTAATACCTGACGATATTGTGGCACATAGATTAGCATTAAGAAATGAATCTGATAGGTTACAAACTGCTATTCAAGCTGCTACAAATGTTGCAGAATTAATAACAGCAATGAACTCACAGGATTGGAATATATAGATATGTCATCAATTAAATTAAAAGGTTCTACATCTGGGGAAATAACAATATCAGCACCAGCAGTTGCAGGAACTAATACGCTAACTATACCTGCACAAACTGGAAATATTACTGTTGCTGGTCCAGCATTTCATGCTTATGTATCATCAAACCAAACTTTAACAAGTGGAGTATGGACTAAAGCACAAATGGATACTAAAGCATTTGATACAGACGGTGAGTTTGATGCAACAACAAATTATAGATTTACTCCAACTGTTGCTGGATATTATCATTTTATGTATGGAGCAAGATTATATGCAACATCACAATCAACAGGTGTTGTAGCAATATATAAAAATGGGGGAGGTGCAGGTGGAGTTCAGTCAAATAGTAACGGAACTTTACCAAACTATAATGCTAAATTTGTATCGGGTTTGGTTTATATGAATGGCTCAACAGATTATGTAGAAGCATATTCTTATATAGGAGGAACAACACCTAGCATTCAAGCAGGTATAAATACATCATTTTTTCAAGGATATTTAGTAAGGACATAATATGACATTGATTGAAAAAATAAAACAATTAAGACCGAATGTAACTGATGATGATTTTTTGCCTGAAGGCACAATTATGTTACAAAATGATAGCGATGGTAATGGTGACTACATCAAAGAATGGAATCATACCGAGACACAACCTACTCAATCAGAACTAGATGGAGTTTAATTATGGCAGTTAATATAAGTGGCGATACAGGTATTGACAAAGTACAAGATGGAACAATTGTGGGTGATGATATATCATCTACATTAGATTTAACAGGAAAAACTGTAACATTACCTGCTGGAACAGGTGGTAAGATATTGCAAGTAGTGCAAGGAACAAAAACAAGTGCATTTTCAACATCATCTACATCATGGACAACAGTTACAGGATTAAGTGCATCTATTACACCTAGTTCTACATCATCTAAAATATTAGTAATGTGTAGTGTTCCTTATTCTAACCATTCTAATACTGCGTTTATAAGATTAACTAGAGGTGGAACAGTATTATTAGAAGGTGATGCTGCTGGAAGTAGAACACAAGCTATGGCAGCTTCTAATGATTATGGGTCAGAAGTGAATGCTGATGTATTTTCATATACATATTTAGATTCACCAGCAACTACCAGTTCTATTAGTTATTATCCACAAGTTAAAAGTGATGCTGGAGCAACTATTGGTGTTAATAGAACACAATATGATGCTGATGCTAATTATTATGGTAGATTTTGTTCAACAGTTACTTTATTAGAAATAGGTGCATAATGGCAGACATACATAAAGCGATTAGAGCAATTCATAATAATGTTGTCACAATAGATGGTGATGGTGAATCAGCACAAGCATGGGACGACAATGGTAATTTAGTTACTATAAACTGGTCACAAGTCAACTCATGGACAGACCCAAATGAATATAAATTTAATAGACAACAAGCATACGCATCTATAGCAGACCAATTAGATATGCAATATTGGGATAGTGTTAATGGCACAACAACTTGGAAAGACCATATTAATCAAGTAAAATCTGCACACCCTAAACCTACGGAGTAATCAATGTTTGGAATAAGTGCATTTTCACAAGTCCCATTTTCATCTCTTGGTGTTATTATCAAGACAGGTGCAGGTGCTATTACATCTAATGCAAGTGTAACTGCTAACGCATATAGAATACAACACGCAGTTGGTGCAATTACTGGTGATGCAACAGTAACTACAGCAGTCACATTTATTGGTAATGGTATTGGTAGTATTGATGCAAATGCAACAGTTACAATAGATGCTACAAGGATTGCAACATCATTAGCTAGTATATCTGCTACAGCAGAAACATCTGTTGGTTATTTAAGAATAAGAAATGCTAGTGGTGCTATTACTGGATACGCATTATTTAATGCAGATGGATATTCATTAGCAGTTGCAAGTGGTGCTATATTTAGTGATGTATCAGTTACTGCTGATGCAGTTAGATTAAGAACATCATCAGGTGATATATCAGCTACTGCAACATCTACAGCATTAGGTGGTGTTGAGTATGATGGTGATGGCACAATCAATGCAACAGCATTAGCAACTTGTTTAGGTGGTTTAACTAAATTTGGTGATGCAATAGTTAATGCTAATGGAACTGTAGTTGCAATAGGATATATATTAGGTGAAGAATGGTCAGATAGTGCAGTTGGTTCAGAAACTTGGACTGATTCTGCTACTGGTAGTGAAACATGGGTGGAAGATACACCTGAAACAAATACATGGTTACGACAAGGATAAAACATGGCTAAAACAAAGATCAGTGAATATGATTCAACCGCAGCTAATAATACCGATGTAGATGGTATTAATATTGCTGAATCATGTCCGCCTTCAGGAATAAATAATGCTATTCGTGAGGTTATGGCACATCTTAAAGACTTTCAGTCTGGTGCTAGTGGTGATAAATTACCTATTGCTTCAGGTGGAACAAATGCAGGAACTGCTGCCGATGCTAGAACAAATTTAGGTTTAGGTTCACTTGCTGTAAAATCTACAATAGCGACTGCTGATATAGATGCAGATGCAGTCACTAATGCAAAGATCGCTGATGACTCTATCGATTCAGAACATTATGTAGACGGCTCTATAGATACTGCACATATCGGTGATAGCCAAGTAACAAGTGCAAAAATAGCAGATAACAATGTAACTGCTGATGAACTTAATGTATCTGGTAATGGAACTGCTGGACAAGCATTATTATCTGATGGTGATGGTTCATTTAGTTGGGGGTCTTCAAGCACTTTAACTACCACTACAGGTTCAGCACCATATTATGGAACAAGAGCATGGGCAAACTTTGATGGAACACAAACAGGAACAATTACACCTCGTGCATCAGGAAATATTGCAAGTATTGTTAAAAACTCAACAGGTGTATATACAGTAACATTTACTACTGCTATGCCAGATGCTAATTATGCGATTGTTGGTACTTGTGGTGAAAATTCAACAGAAACTGTATATTTAAATGCTATATTTGTTGCTACAGGTGGTCATGGTGTATCACCATCTAAAAGCACAACATCTTTTAATTTTCAAACTATATATGCTGATGGAGGAAGTGGTTTCGGTTCTGCTCAAGATTACGATGAAGTTTCATTTATGGTTATAAGGTAAGTTATGGCAACTAGAATACAATTTGAAGAATGGTTGCCTGACCAGCCATCAGTTACATCATTAAGAGATGCAAAGAATGTTTACCCTACAAGTGTAGGTTATGCACCATTTAATAATGCAGTAGACTTTTCTCAAGCTGCATCTGAAAATCTTAATTCTGTATTTGGTTCTAAATATGGTGATGAAGTAGCTATTTTTGCAGGTGGTGCAACTAAACTGTTTAAACTAGACTCTACAGACTTATCTGTAGACGATGTATCAAAAGTTGGTGGCTACTCTGGTAGCACATGGAATTTTGCACAATTTGGTAAAAAAGTTATAGCTGCAAACAATCAAGCTAAATTACAATCATGGGAAATAGGAACATCTACTACATTTGCAGATTTAGATGCTAACGCACCTGTTGCTAAATATGTCACAGTTGTTCGTGATTTTGTAGTGTCTGCTAATTTAAATGCTAGTGTAGATACAAACAAAGTTCAATGGTCAGACATTAATGATGAAACTACATGGACAAGTGGAACAACATCACAGGCAGATTATCAGATCATTCCTGATGGTGGTGACATTACTGGATTAACAGGCGGTGAAATAGGGCTTGTCTTTTTAGAAAAATCTATTGTTCGTATGTCATATGTTGGTTCACCATTATTCTTTCAGTTTGATACGATCTCTAGAGGTTTAGGTTGTTTAGAAGGTAACTCTATTGCACAGTATGGAGCAACATCGTTCTTCTTATCTGCTGACGGTTTCTATAAATGTGATGGTCAGACAGTAACAGGCATTGGTACAGAAAAAGTAGATAGATATTTCTTTGATGATGTAGATTTAACATCACTAGGAACTATGTCTGCTGCTGCTGACCCTATTAAAAAGCTAGTAGTATGGAACTATAAAAATGTAGATGGTGGTCGTAGTATTCTTATATACAACTGGCAATTAAATAAATGGTCAAGAGTAACTACTGATTCTACTGGTGTAGGAACTATATCTACAACTGGTTACACATTAGAAGGTTTAGAATCTGTATTAGGCTATACCAATTTAGAAACAATACCAGCATCTTTGGATAGCAGATTATGGGTTGGTGGTAAGTTCTTATTTGCAGGATTTAAAGATACTAAAATTGTTACCTTTACTGGAACAACTTACAATTCTGAAATTATCACACCAGATATAGAAGTTGGATACAACTCTGTAGCAACATTAGTGAGACCACAAATAGACAATGGTAGTGCTAATGTTAAGATTGCATCTCGCAGAGAATTAGACGATAACATTCAGTTTGGTTCATCATCTACAACATCATCAGAAGGTCGAGCAAGTGTTAGAAGTGCTGGTCGTTATCATAGGTTCTCTATAACACCTACTGGTAACTGGACAAACGCATCTAGCATAGATGTAGATTTTAGAGCTCAAGGTAATAGATAATGCAGTTTAGACGATTACAACCACAGTATGCAGATACTCGTGAAATTGCAGAGGTTACCAATCAGATATTAAATGGTAAGTTAAATTGCACAGGAACATTTGATTTAGCAACAAGCTGGGCAACATCAACGACTATTTATAATGAAAGAATCTCTACTGATTCTAAAATAATATTAGTTCCATTCAGCGATGCAGCAGAGACATCTACAGCACCTTATGGTGAGTTTAGTAAAAACACAGACCAGTTAGCACCAAGTTCAGGTAACACAGCAGTGGTTGAATGGACTACAGAGCATGAAATAAATGGTATGTATTTAGATGGAGTCAATACATCAAGAATATATGTAAGAAACGATGGCATATATAAAGCATTATTTTCTCTACAATTAGCAAACGCTAATAACGATGCAGAATACGCAGATGTTTGGTTTCGAGTGAATGGAACTGATATTTCTGATTCAGGAAAAAGATTTGGTCTACCTGCAAGAAAATCTACTGGTGACCCATCTCACTTAACTGGAACAGCAAGTCATGTTTTAGATTTAAATGCAGGTGATTATATTGAAATAGCAGGAGCAACATCTTCTACTGATGTCTCTTTGGAACATTTTACTGCTACAACGACAACACCTTACACAAGACCTGCAATACCATCTGCACAAATAAGTGTTACATATATTGCACCATTTAGTATGGACAATGTATATGTATCAGCACAACAAACTGGACAGGCTACAGTGAGCCACTTTGCTAACAACACATCGAATGTAACTTATGGGTATGTTATAATAGGGTAGTATATTTTACAAGGTTTTTGCAATGGAAACTAATTTATTTGTAGTCCCTACTACACATATTCATCAATTTTGGCATCTTGCTGAAAAACATTTACAACGAGCTATAGATACTGGCAACGGTGAATTTACTATAGATCAGTTAAAACAATTTGTATCACAAGGTAGTTCTGTATTACTTCTTGTTATGAAAGAAGAAGAATGTCTTGGAGCATTAACAGTCCAATGGGTTATGTATCCAAACGATAAAGTAGCTTATATTACTTATATCGGTGGATATACAGACCATAAATGTTGGGGTCAATTCCTAACATGGGTAAGAAACAACGGTGGAACTAAAGTTCAAGGTTCTACTGCAAAAGATTCAATCGTCAGGTTATGGCGAATGAAATGGAACATGAAACCTAAATATACACTAATGGAGTATAAATTATGATTTACGATTATTTCCCAGAGTTAGATGGCAATCAGTCTATCAACAATGGCAAAATGGGCAGACAACTATTTAAAGGTGGAGGCGGTGGAGGTGGCAGTACACAGACTACACAAAATCAATTAGACCCTACAGTTGCTCCCTTCGTTGAGTATGGATTGCAGGAGGCAAAAGCTCTTTACCAATCAGACACTCCACAGTATTACCCATACCAAACCTATGTATCGCCTAGCTCACAAACGCAATCTGCATTACAGGCTGCACAAAACAGAGCATTAGCTGGTAGTCCATTAGTACCTGCTGCTCAACAACAATTACAAAATACAATACAAGGTCAAAATTTAGGTCTCAATCCATACTTTGCTAACGCCCTACAAGGTGCAGCAGGAGTTGCTACAACACAGTTTCAAGATGCTCTAAAAGACATTGCATCTCAAGCATCTACTGCTGGTCGTTATGGTTCTGGTGCTATGGCTGACTTACAATCTCGTGCTTCTACAAACCTAGCTAAAGAGCTTACAAGCAGAGCTGGTGAACTAGCATATCAAAACTATGCAGCTGAAAGAGCAGCACAGGAAAGAGCAATACAGCAAGCACCTGCAATGGCACAAGCAGATTATGCAGATATACAACAATTAATGAATGTGGGTCAAACAGCAGAAGATTATCAAAGACAAGCACTAGAGTCAGATATTGCTAGATTTGAGTTTGAGGAAAACAAACCTTACACTAAACTACAATCTTACCTATCTGCTGCATACGGTGCTCCTATGGGTCAAGTCTCTACGACACAATCATCAGGAGGAGGTAAGTAATGGCAGCTCCATTAGTAGGTGCAGGAATAGGTGCAGTAACATCTATAGCTATGGGTCGTGACCCTTTACAAGGTGCATTACTAGGTGGTATCGGTGGTGGATTGTTTGGTGGTGCTGGGGGAATAGGTTCTGGATTTAAAGAGCTAGGCACTAGTGGTTTATTTGGCTCTGCTATTCCAAGTACAGGTGCAACAGTGGCAACATCAACTCCAGTAATGGGTGGTTTAGAATTAGCAGGTGCTACAACTGGTGCAGTTGGTGGTGCAACAACTACTGCTGGCACTATAGGTGCTGGTGCTAGTGATTATGTAGGTCGTTTTGTTCCAGAAAATTTAGTTAATAGTACAGGTATTCCAATGGATGGTGCAACATCTGCATTAGCAACAGGTGCTTCTCAAGCAGATAACATGCCATTGTTAATGACAACAGAAGGGGCAAGAGGAACACAACCTAATCTGTTTGATAAAACAAAAGATTTATTATCTCCAGCTGGAGGATATTCAGAAGGCGATAATATTGCACAAAAACTTTATCAAGCTGATCCTGCATCATCTCAAATGTTGGCACAAAGTTTATTTAATCCTCCTACAGCTCAAACTGATATACAAGCAAATGTTCAGCCTATTAAACGAGGAGTGTCTCAAACTACAGCAGGAACACCATTAGATGTTAAGACTCCAACCGATTTAGAATTAGCTAAAACAGTTGTTGGTGATAGTGTAGGTGGTGCTTTAATGCCATACAGAACAGAAGGTTTTGGTGGCGTGAACATGATTCGTGAACCAAAAAGAAAATTTTATTAAGGATTAATTATGGCGTTTAAACTATCAGACTTAACAGATATATTTAAGAATATAAATTTATTTCCAACATCTGGTATATCTCGTTTAGAAAAATTTACTAAACCTGAATACGGTGGTTTATTAAGTGCAGAAGATGTAGCTGAAGCACAAAAACAAGCTAACTTGGGGGGTTTATTAACTACTGCTCTAGGTGTTTATGCTGCACCAAAAAATAAAGGTGCTGGCAGTATACTTCCTTATATTGCAGAACAATATGTAACAAAAGGCATGCCTACCGCTGGCAATGTGGGTGATGTAGCGTTGTCTAGCCTTGTGCAAGGACAGAAGTTTAAACAGATAGCTAATAAAAACTTATTAACTCAAGAGTTATTAAAAGACCCTAGAGTTCAAAATGATCCTGCTTCTAAATTAATGGCATATGAAAACCCAGCTAAATTATATGACAAACTAAATGAAACTATTGTTGGAAGAGCTGGTTCTAAAATTTACCAAAGAGGCAAGTCTGGACAACTAGAGGAAGTAGCATCTATACCATCTAATAAAACAGTTAAACCTTTAGGTACTCCAAGTAAAGGAGATTTAGAGTTTTATGATTATTACATAGCTGAAAAACTAGGAATGTCTGCCGAAAATGCACAAAAAATTAGTCCTTATATTGCATCTAAAGTTGACCTTTTGCAAAGAGCTAATCCAAACTTATCTGCTAACGAAGCTGCTGACCAAATATTAAATGAGTTACAGCAATCGGGAGCTATATCTGAAGACAAAGGAATTATAGATTCAATTTTTGGAACTGGTGGATATAATGTTGATATGACAAAAGCCCAACAAAAAGGACAATATTTTATTGGTCAAGTATTACAAGATGCTAATGGAAATATGGCTATAGTTACAGGAACTGATGCTGAAGGAAATCCAATTCTTGAAGATTATTACGCAGGAGAATAATTAATGCCTTTTGATTTATCAACAGCTAGACCTGTTACTGTAAATGTAGAACAGGAAAAAGATTTAGAACAACAACCTCAACCATCTAAATTTGATTTATCTACAGCACAGCCAACAGGAAAATCTGATGCAGCCTTTTTAGATACATTGGCTTATGGATTTGAAGCTGGAGAAAGTGATGTAACAAATATAGAAAAAATAGCATCTGCTAAATTTCCATCTGTATATAAAGCAAACCAGTCTTTAAGAAAATCTTTTACTACTATTCAAAAAGATAAAGATGGAAACTATACATTATATAATCCTGAAAATGATCCTGAATTACAAAAAGATTTTGCACAGTTTGATGCTTTAAAAACAGAAGACCAAAGAAGAGAATATATAAACAAGAAAAAACAAGACTATCTTAATCAAAAATATTCCAACCTTACTGAAGAAGATAAAACTTCTGGTGGTGCAATCACAGGACAAATACTTAAAAGTTTAGCTTCTCCAACAACAGCAATACCTGTAGACAAGCTGTTTAAACTTGAAAAAGGTATTAAAGGATTATCTAAATTTGCAGGAATATCTGGTGCATTTGGTGCTGAATATTCCGCATTAGACCAATATGCAAGAACTGGCACTATAGACACTAAACAGCTAGCTCAAGACACAGCTATATCTGCTGGTGGAGGCGTAGTATTAAAAGGTGCAGTAGATAGTGCTGGTAAAGTTATTAGAAAAACATCTCAAGTATTAGAAGATGTTAGAAGTGCTAAAAAAAATAAACAAGCAATTAAAGATGCTAATAAAGCAATAGACGAAGTTGAGTATTACACAGCAGAGGGCATAATGGATGGAGTTCCTCAAAATAAAATCATGCAATATGTTTCTGAAAATACAGGTTTAAATGAAAGAACTATAAAAAAAGTTATTAATCAAGCAGACAGAAGAATTAAAGTTCCTCAAAGTCAACAAGAAGCTCAAAAGATTTTTGATGCAGCATACGATAGAATAGATCAAGCAAGATTAAAAGGACAAGGTTTTGGTCAATCTACAATCTCTAAAGCTATTGTTCCTATACATACAACATTACAAAAAATTGCACCTAAAGTTGCTGCAAGATTAAGAAGATATGAATTTAATATACACAACAATACAAATAAATATTTAAAAAGAATTAAACCTTTTCTTCAAAATTTAGATGATATTCAAAATTTAAATCCACAATCTTTTAGACAGTTATCATTAGATTTATTTAATGGAAATTTTAATTCTGCTGAAAAAATTATTAATAAAGAATTGCCAAATCAAATAGGTAATTTTAAAGAAGTTGTAAAAGTGTTAAATGAATTAAAAGATCAGCTAAAAGCAACTAATCCTAACATGGGTGTAATAGAAAGTTACTTTCCAAGACAAATAAAAGATTTAAAAGCATTTTATAAATCTATTGGTAAGGCTGAATCATCAAAAATAAAAGCAGCATTACAAGAAAGAGCAAGAAAACTAGGTTTAGACACTGATGAATTAGACCCAGAAGAGATTATTAGCATAGTCAATACACAGTTAAGAGGATATGGAAGCACCAAAGGATATAAACCTACATTTTTAAAAGAAAGAAAAGTGGCAGAAGTTACTGATGATACTTTAGACTTTTATGAAAATCCAATTACAAGACTTGCATCTTATGTTAGAAGCTCTGTAAACAACATAGAAAAAAATAATTTCTTTGGAAAAAATGTTACTTTCAAAGGTGTTAATAAAAATCAATTAGACACTGATGCGTCTGCTGGAGCATTAGTTGCTGATGACCTAGACAACTTGGGAGAATATGCTGACCAAGTTCAAGAAATTTTACAAGTAAGATTTGGTCAAGGAGAATTGTCACCATTTAGAAACTTACAAAGAATTAGAAGTATGATATATGGTATGACTATTGCAAACCCACAATCAGCAATGGTTCAGTTAGCAGATACTGGAGTTTCAGCGTACACACAAAAATTTGGTAACGCAATAAAATCTATGCTTGGAGCAAAAAAAGTTACTGTAGATGATTTAGGTTTAGAAGATATTGCTGCTGATTTTAATGACACTGGTGCTCTTGCAAAAGCGTTAGATACAGCATTTAAATATACTGGATTTAGAACAATTGATCGTTTAGGTAAGAACACTTTATTAAATGCAGCTTTAAGAAAATATAGTGCAATAGCTAGTGACACAAAAAAATATGCAAAAGATTTTAGAGCGTTTAAACAAAAATATAAAAACTCCTTTACAGAAGATGAGTTTGCAAAATTAACTGATGATTTAAAATCAGGCAACATAACAGATGATGTCAAATATTTGTTGTTTAATGAGTTATCTGATGTTCAACCTATTACATTATCTGAAATGCCACAGTATTATCTTCAGTATCCAAATGCAAGGTTGGCATATGCACTTAAAACATTTACATTAAAACAATTAGATTTGCTTCGCAAAACTGTTTACGATCAATATCAAGCTGGGAATAAAGCATTAGCAACAAGAAATGCTATGGCATATTTAATGATTGTTACAAATATGAATACCTCTGTAGATCAAGTTAGAAGAATGATAAATGGACAGCCAGTTGGTCTTCAAGAATATGGAGAAGATTTTGTTGACAATGTTCTTAATTTAGTTGGTGGATCAAGATATGTTAATGAAAGATATTTAATGAGAGGTGAAGTTTATTCTGCTGCTTTAAATATGATTGCACCACCATTAAATATTATTGACACAATCGGTAGAGATTTATATAAGCTTGGCAAAGGAGACAGTGGAAGAAAAAGTAGAGGCTCTGCTCCAACAGATTATAAATCAACAAGATATGCACCATATTTAGGAAGATTTGCATACAACTTCTTTGGCGGAGGTCTTGAAAAACAGGCATATTTAAATAGAAGGTCTAGGTCAAGAAAGTCTAGCAGATGATATGGCACGATTTAAACTTACCCCCTATAAACTTATACAACGCACCAAAAAGAAAGGACAATGATGGAAATGGATCACACAGAAGCACGACTGAACACTCATGAAGCTATATGTAAAGAAAGATACGAGTCTATCTGTGCCAGACTAACACGATTAGAAAGAATCATGATTGGTATGACAGGTGGTATTCTTTTCATTTTAATTCATATTGCTCTTAAAATGGGTTGATATGGATAGATTAACTACAGTTATTGTATGTTTTTTATTTATATGTTTAATTTGGGTTCATAATGCGTTTTCTGC